TATGAGAGCTTCTCGTGGAATGGGAGACATAAGAGCTTCCAAAATGCCTAAAGGTAAAAAGAAAGCCCGCAGAGATAATACTGATTTTACTCAGTATGCTAGTGGCGGTAAAGTTGCGTCTAACGCAAAAAGCAAAGCAAAATTTGCAAAGGCAGCTAAATAATGGCACAAACTACAGGTACATCAGTATTTAATCTAAACATGAATGACCTCATTGAAGAGGCATTTGAGCGTTGTGGTATAGAATTAAGATCTGGTTACGATTTTAGAACGGCAAGACGAAGCTTAAATCTACTTACTGTAGAATGGGCTAATCGTGGCATTAATCTATGGACAATTGAAGAAGGTCAGATACCAATGGTTACTGGTCAGATTACATATCCAATCCCTGTGGATACCATAGACTTATTAAGCACTGTAGTTAGAACTGGCGCAAACACAAACCAAATAGATATTAACATTAGCCGTATTTCAGAAGATACATACTCTACAATACCTAATAAAAATGCTACAGGCCGTCCAATCCAAGTATGGATCAATAGACAATCTGGTAATAGCTCAACTTCTACAGCATACTTAGCAGCATCTATTAGTTCATCAGATACAACTATTACCATGAGTAGCGTTGCTGGATTGTCAGCTACAGGATACATTCAATTAGATAATGAAATCATTCTTTATCAAAATGTTGACAATGCTACCAACCAATTATTAAACTGTTTCCGTGGTCAAAATGGCACGACAGCAGCTGCACATATAGCCACGACAAACCCTTATAATTATGCTATAGTACAACTATTACCCAATATTAATGTATGGCCTACACCTAATGCTGGTGGTGATTATACATTTGTATATTGGAGATTAAGAAGAATTCAAGATGCTGGTACTGGTGTAACAGTAAATGACATACCATTTAGATTCTTACCATGTATGGTAGCTGGACTAGCATATTATTTAGCTCAAAAAGCTCCAGAAGTTGATCCAAATAGAATGGCTATGTTACAAGCTGATTATGAAAAACAATGGGATTTAGCATCTCAGGAAGATCGTGAAAAGGCACCTCTTAGATTCGTGCCAAGAAACATGTTCTATACAAGGTAAGACATGCCTACTAAATATTCATCTGGTAAATATGCGATTGCCGAATGTGATCGTTGTGGTCAAAGATATAAGCTTAAAGAGCTTAAGAAAATGATCATTAAGACCAAGCTTTTTAATATTAAAGTATGCCCAGAGTGTTGGGACCCAGATCAACCACAGCTACATTTAGGCATGTATCCTGTAAATGATCCACAAGCAGTGCGTGAACCAAGACCAGATGTAAGCTATAATGTAGGTGGCACAACTGGTTTAAGAACTGATATATATGATCCAAATGTTAATAATGTGGATGATGCTGGTTATCCTACTGATGGTAGTAGACAGATTCAGTGGGGATGGCAACCTGTAGGTGGCGCAAGTTACTTTGATACACTTTTAACGCCTAATAACTTATTATCACAAGTTCAAATAGGCACTGTTACAATAGTTACAACTTAAGGAGAAACAAAATGGCATTTAAAAAATCAGCTGATGGTATTGCAAAACAAGGTAAGACTAAAGGCAAAAATCTAGGTGATACTGGCCCTAATGTTGGTATTCAATCTGGCAAAGGTTCTAAAGGCGCATCTTCAGTAACTTCATTATCTATGAAGAAACTTGGACGCAATTTAGCAAGAGCAATGAATCAAAAAAAAGGTAAATAATCATGACTAAAGAACGCAAAGTTCCAGCATCACCAGCAGAAGCTTATCCTTTAGGTCACGCTAAAGAGAATAAAGATGCTAGTGCTTATACTGGATTTAAGTATCCTTCTGGCGGTGGCAATGATATTGGTGTTTATAAACAACCTATGTCAAACCCAAATGGCACAGAGCATGAAGCTGTAGTCTTACCTAGCAACGGAATAGACAAAAAGAATATATCTGTTGGTGGTGTTAGCAAAGGCAATTATGCAGAAGTTAATCCATATGGCGTTAAAGAAATGCGTGGATATGGTGCAGCAACTAAAGGTCGTAAAATAAGTGGCAAACAAGGCTAATTAATGAATTATATTCAGCTTTATCAAGCGATACAAGATTATACAGAAACTACAGAACAGCTATTTGTAGCTAATATTCCTCGCTTTGTTCAAGAAGCTGAGGATAGAATCTATAATTCAGTCCATATTCCATCATTACGGAGAAATGTAACTGGAACTTGTTCATCTGGCAATCAGTACTTATCTTTACCAAATGATTGGTTAGCTAACTATTCTGTAGCTTTGATTGATGCAAGTGGCAATTATGAATACTTGTTAAATAAAGATGTAAATTATATTAGACAAGCATTTCCTAGTGCATCTTATACTGGACAGCCTACGCACTATGCTTTATTTGGCTCACAATATACAAACATCAATGAGATGTCTCTTATTTTAGGTCCTACCCCAGACGCTAATTATGGTGTAGAAATGCACTATTTTTATTACCCACCTACTATTGTTCAAGGTCAAATTGATACATTTGGCTTGCTTGTAGTGGGAAGTGGCTATGTAGCTGGAACTTATCCAGATGTATCATTAACTGGTGGTAACGGATCTGGTGCAACAGCAACGATTACAGTTAATTCATCTGGCGTAGTAAGTAATGTTACTTTAAAAGATGGCGGTCAATTCTATGCTATAGGTGACGTGCTATCAGCCCCTAATACATCATTAGGTAATAGTGGAACTGGATTTTCAATACCTGTAAATACGGTATCAAACGCAGCTGGCACAAGCTGGTTAGGTGATAACTTTGACCCAGTATTGCTTTATGGCTCATTAAGAGAAGCGATGCTCTTCCAAAAACAAGAGCCAGATATGATTAAAAATGTTGATGATAAATTTGTAGAAGCTATGCAACAACTAAAACGTCTTTGTGATGGTCTTGAGCGTGGTGATGCATATCGTGATGGTCAAACTAAACTTAAGGTTAGGTCATGATCGTTCAAACCGCATGTACAGTATTTAAATATAATATGTTAAGTGGAGCAGAAGACTTCAATAGCCCTTCTCCATACGTATATAAAATAGCGTTATACACAGCTAATGCTGATTTAAATAGCGGAACTGTTGCATATACAACCACTGAAGAAATTACAGGAACTGGATATACTGCTGGTGGAGAAACACTCACACCTACTATAGGAAGCGATTCAAATGATAATGTTGCTTATGTGTCATTTTCAAATGTAACCTGGAATCCAGCAAGTTTTACTTGTAGAGGTGCTTTGATCTATAATAGCACTACTGGAGCAGCAGTAGCAGTATTAAATTTTGGATCTGACAAAACAGCAACCACTAGTTTTACAATTCAATTTCCATCAGCAACATCAACTAGTGCAATATTAAGAATTAATTAAGGAGAATTATATGATTAAAGAAATAGGCGGTTACGGTGATTCAGCTATCGCCACATTAAATACAGGAGCCATGGCTAATGAACTAGTTGGTGTTGAAGGTCATTACCATGTTTTATGTCATGACAAAGATGGGAACTTAAAATGGGAAGAAACATTTCCTAATTTAGTAAATCAAGTAGGTAAAGAGTTAATGTTAGATACTTTACTTCGTACATCAGGCACATATACAACAGTAGGACCTTTCTTAGGACTTATTGGTGGAGCTACTCCAACATTTGGTACTGGTTCAGACACACAAACATCACATGCTGGCTGGACAGAGTTTACTAACTATACAGTAGGTGGATCAGCAGTGCGTGGTACAGCAGTATTTAGTGCATCAACATCAACAGGATCAACTCCGACTAATGTAACTACATGTGCAGCGGCAGCTATTACTTACACAATTACAGGCGCTGGTGGTACAGTGAGTGGCTGTTTCTTAGTTACAGGTTCTGGTGCAGTATCTACACAAAGCAATACTGGTGGTGTATTATACTCAGCAGGTGCATTTGCAGTAGCTAAAATTACAACTGCAGGCGACACAGTAGCAGTTACATACTCAACTACAGCTACAAGCTAAGGAGTCTTAAATGGCTCTCGTAGTCAAAGATCGGGTTCAGGAATCATCCGCTACGAGTGGTACAGGCACACTTACACTTGCAGGTGCAGTACCTGGGTTTCAAACCTTTTCTTCAGCTATTGGTAATGGTAATACTACTTTCTACACAATCTATGATTCAACCGCATATGATTGGGAAGTAGGTATTGGCACTGTAGGTGCTGGTACTTTAGCTCGTACTACAGTTTTATCAAACTCAGCTGGCACTACATCTCCTATATCTTTTGCTGGCAATTCTAAGTCGGTATTTTGTACATACCCCGCTGAAAGATCTATTAATTACGATGCTAATGGTGTAGCTACTATTGGCGATGTTCTTGGATATGCTGATACTGGCATTATTGGATCTTTTGCTTCTACTGTCGCTGGCTATAACCAAGTTATTGTTCAAAATAAAAGCACGGCTACTAATGCGTCATCTAACTTAAATGTATCTAATGATGCAGGAACCTCGGGATCTAACTACGCTGAACTAGGTATTAACTCATCTACATTCACAGGCTCTGGCTCATTTAATATTGCTGGCGCTTCATATGTTGCTTCGGCTTCCACTGATTTAACACTTGGTACGTATGGTGCTTATAACATCCACTTTGTAACTAATAGCAATACAACCGATGCGATGACTATCTATAATAATGGTGGTATATCATTAGGTACGTTTGGAAATCCAGGTATAGGTAACATAGCAGCTAGTAAGTTTGTGCCAGGCTATACAGGTGTTACCTCAGCAGCAGGAACTACAGTTTTAACAGCAGATTCTAATTACTACCAAAATCTACTAGGCTCTACAACACAAACATTTCAATTACCAGATGCTACAACATTACTTGTTGGCACTACATTTATATTTGACAACGACTCCTCAGGAGTTTTAACTGTTGTTGATAATGCATCAGGGTCTATTGAGACAATACCTGGTGGTGCTGCAGGTTTTGTATACCTTGCCGTTAATAGTACTGTCGCAGGTACTTGGAGAAGACACGCATTCCTTCCAGCATCATATGACTTTAATA